CCCAAACTTTTCAGCCGCACGCTCCTGCGCTCTTTTGAGCAGCGCAATGGCATCGCTGAGGCGCTTCCCCGCAAACTCCTCCACCGACCCGCCCACAATAGCGGTGATGACCCAAAGACCGTTTTCTCTGATTGCTTTCATTTTCGTTCCCCTGTGTCCGTAGCGACCTGCTACATTTGCTATCTTACTTACTTTTGATTGCTTTGCAAGCTGCCTTATATAAGATATTTGTCTTATATACTCAAAAGGGTATTTCTGATAGCCAATCCACGCAGGCGCGGTCTGTTTCGGCGAAGCTAGTCGGGGGTTCTGCGCTATGCAGCAAGCATACCTTTGCATCCTTGTCAAGATGTTCGCAATTCCAGCACACGCGCGGGCGTTCCCTATATGCGCTCTCCCAATCTGTCAATACCTTAGGCTTGCTCAACATCTTTTACTCCCCATTTTCTGCCGATGACACGAAAAAACTTTCCGTCTTTTTTGTAAGATATAGAATCTGGCGGGCGCGAAGAATTGAGCGCGCCAGCAGCATTATCGAAAAAAATATCGCCAACGCCGTTGGGTATCTTCGCTCCAGCTTGATGAGCAATCTCCAAAAGCGAACGTATAGCGCGCTGCCCCGCAACCCCATCATGCGCAACGACCAAATACTCATACACAGGCTCATCACTTAACGCACTATAATAAGTGACTTTCAGCATGTCCTTTCCGCTTGCCCTGCTTGTGTGCTTCCTCCATGTCCACGATGTAACGCTCATGTCGTAATCAGCTAACCCCATGATGTCATCATCACGCAGCGCCAATTTTGGCGGCTCTTTCTCAAAGACAAAACCGCACGCGGGACAAAGCATCACGCTTAAATGAAGAATCTCACTGCACTCAGGACACGCTTTAACCGGCGCCTCGCCTTGCGCTTCGCCTTTTTTAGTTGGCGGGCGCACATAAGTAACCGGTCCGTGTTCGCTGATACAACCCGCAAAATCCAGAACAAGGCAATGGTCTGTGTGTTGCTTTAATCGCATGCCGCGCCCTACCATCTGCACATACAGACTTGCGCTAAGTGTTGGGCGCAACAAAGCGATCAGGTCAGTATCTGGCGCGTCAAAACCTGTGGTTAAAACATTGGCATTAGTGAGCGCGGTTATTTTTTTATCCTTAAAATCCTTCAGAATTTTCTCGCGCTCTTTTTTTGGTGTTTCGCCGGTCACGCACTCAGCAACAATGCCGCGCGCTTTTAACGCGGCGCAAATATCCCGCGCATGCTTTACGCCAGCGCAAAAAAACAGCCAGCTTTTTCTGTCCTGCGCCCGCGCTAAAACCTCATCCACCACGGCGGCATTAATAGCGGAATTATTAACGGCTTCCTGCAGCTCGCTCTCGATATACTCACCGCCTCGCTTGTGAACCCCAGACACATCCAGCTTCGCACCCGTCACTTTTGAGCGCAGCGCGGAAAGGTATTTTTTGTGAATCAATTCCTCTATGCTTACAGGGCTGATAATGTCATCAAAAATAGCGGGTTTGTCAGTGATATACCCGTGACCCAGCCTGTAAGGAGTGGCGGTTAAACCAATAACGCGCAGCGCAGGGTTGATTGCTGTTAGCTCGGCAATGAGTGAGCGGTAGCTGCCTTCGTCTTTGTGAGAAACAAGGTGACATTCATCAACAATAATCAGATCAATGTGCCCAAGGTGTTCGGATTTATTGCGGATGGATTGAATGCCAGCAAAGGTGATAGGCTCTCCAAGCTGGCGTTTCCCCATGCCCGCGCTATAAATCCCCATTGGAGCATTCGCCCAATGCTCACGCATTTTTTGCGCGTTTTGCTCTATCAATTCTTTTACATGAGTGAGCATTAAGATCGTAGTTTCTGGCCATGACTGGATTATATCCTTGCACAGCGCAGCAACAATATGACTTTTGCCGCTGCCTGTTGGCAGCTCAAGGCAAGGGTTGCCATTGTTCTCGGAGAGCCACTGGTATAGCATATCAATGGCGCGTTGTTGGTAATCGCGCAGCATTATCGTTCACTTATTAAATGTGGATGAATTTCAAAAAACTCACAACCGGCTATCTGGGAATCAAGCGGAATTGTCGCCTCCCATTTCTCACAGTAAAAAGTGCCATCCTCGCGCGCTGTCGAATAGCCGCAGGTTCTGCAGTTGCGCTCTGGCACGGGCTGGCCTTGGTGGCAGAAGGCGTAAGCGGGGCAAAACTTGCACTGATACCACGATGCGCTAGCACCGGCGCAAGGCTCAGGCATAGCGTCAGCCATTGCGATGCGCTTTCCGCGCGCTACCGCTTTCTCGGCGTGTTCGCGATCAAAACGCATACGCTCGGTATATATGCGATCATCATCTTTACACGCTGCATAGTACAGCGCGCGCTCAAGATTCAAGCCGAGCATATAGACTTGCATCTGCGTGTAGTGCATGGGCTTGGCTTTCTGTACGCCTTCTTTTTCTAACGCGTCAAAACTTTTTTTGCTGTGCGTTTTAATTTCTAAAATGTGCGGCGTCTTTTCAGCGCCTGGCAGGCCGGATGTGATCACGCCATCAACAGAGCCGCTAACATGGCTGCCAAAGCTGACACGGCTCTGGTCTTGGCCTGTGCTGGCGATAATGCAGCCGATGCGGCGCAAGTCATCAACCACGGTGGCCTCTTCCATCTGCCCGCGCCTAAACAGTCGAAGAATGCGACCGCTGAATTGCTCGCGAATCGCCCAGCGAAACGACAGCCACAACCATCTATCACAGTGATGACCTAACGCGCTGGCTCCCATGTGCGGGCGCGGTAATTCTTTTACTTTTTCGTGCGCTGCATCAATCAGCGCCGAAAGGCTGTTTTTTTGCTCAGGTATTTTTGCCATTTTTTGGATCTCAAAAAAAGGTGCCATCCTTGGCAGGGGAAGCCCTGTTTTACTTGCGCGCCCACGGCGGGGTAGAAGGCGGCGTTTGTTGCTGCGGAATCTGCGCAGGGGTGGCCGGAGCCGCACCGCCTACCGCCTTGAACGCCTTCACATCGTTACTTGGCTCATACCCTTCCTGAGCGCGAATCGCCAGTTTGATGGCGAGGGTGCCACCAATAAGCTGGTCGGTATCTTGCACGCTCGCCAAGCCGATTGCGCGCATTAAATCGCCAAGCTGCTGGCGACCGATTTCCTCCGCCTTCGGGTTCTGGTTGCGAATGTTCAGATTGCCGAACACCACGCGCCCCTGATGCGTTGGCGCTAAAACATCATAACGAACGGCGATATATTGACCGCTTCCGTTTTTGGTGGTCTTGAGTTCAGCGCCTGCGATTTTGACTGTGTACCAGCCCGCTGGCAGCGGCTCAAAATTACCCTGCTCGCTTTGCGGAAGGTCTGCAGTATTAAAAGTTTCGTTTAAGAATGCCATTTTTTTATTCCTCGTTTTTTGTGATAACAAAAGATGCCCGCGAGGGCTTGGTAGTAATAGCAGGCGCAAGTGCCGAGCGGATATTCTCCGCGCAGTGCTCCCATTGCTTCTTGTTCAGCTCAGGCTTCCATCGGAACAATTCCGACAGCGCTGGTTCAACGCCAGCCTCGGCGGCTAGCTCTTGCACCTTGTCAGAATCAACCGCGTAGGTCATTCGGCTGGCGATTTTGATTCGGTACAATCCGCTCTCAGCATTCGTGGTGCCTTCGTGCGATTCGCTCACGCCGATGAGCGACAACATCCTATCCTCAGCCTCGCGCCGCTTTGCAATTGCCTTGGCTTCGGCTTCTTTCGCTGAGACCCAAATCTCTGCACAAGCTTCTAATGTATCCATGTTAGCCTCCGATTTTTTCGATGATTGCACCAAGGTCTGGCGCTTCCCATGCCTCCAGCTTATGGCTTCGGCTTTTTGCCAGCCAAAGCCCATCGCTATCCGTCATAAGTGCGCGCTGTGTTTTTCCTTCTGCGTCTTTTTCGACGCGCAAAGGAAACACAAAATCGAAAAAGTACGGGAGTTGCATGGTTAGCGACTTGCCAGGCATTGATGGGCTATACAGAATCCGCCCCATTTCGTCCTGCGATTTTTCTAGCTTGGCGGTCATCAGAACATGCTTTGGCAGGTCGCGGAAGGCGCGAATTAGTTCTGCCATTGTGCTGTTCAGCTCGCCGTAAGCCGCGCGCCCGTCCTTGTTCTTCTTCAGCTCCTCTGCTAGTACAACTTCAGCGACTTCGCTGATGCTGTCCAGACAGACGCTGGAGAATTGCGCGGCTTCTGCGCTGTCCTTCAGCCACATATAGGCTTCCTGCAGGTCTGCCATGCTTTTAACTTCTATGTAGTTAACGCCTGAGTCGGCGATGGACAGTAAGCCACCCTCGGCAGATAGCACGATTGGGCTAGTCAGGGATGGGATTAGGCTGGTCTTGCCAGCGCCTGCCTGCCCATAAACAAGCAGCTTAACATTTTGCGCGGCAATATCCGCGCTGTTCTTTAGTAATATAGCCATAGTATTCCCCTTCGGTTGTCGCCCTATCTGCCCTATGCAGGTCGATGCGATGTGGGTACTATACTTACTACAATCCAGCTTGTCAACCCTAGTTTGTAAACTTTTTTATTTTTTTTCGCTGTACATGCGGCTGCATATAAGGTAGCTTAGGCGCTCCTTAAACCAGGCATAGAGGGCTATCATGACAACATCGCAAGCAATTACCTTTTACGGGGGCGTGCGCAGGCTGGCGTACGAGCTTGGCGCAAGTACAGCGGCTATATATCAGTGGGGCGAGTACCCGCCAGCCGCGCGGCAGTATGAGCTTGAAGTTAAGACGCAGGGCAAACTCAAGGCCGAAAAAGCGGAGCCTGTACACAATGGCTGATATAACATCGATTTTTGGCGGCGGGTTTCGCCCGCCCGAAAAAAAAATAGTTGCACCGCCAGAGGCGCAGTTGATCGACGCAATTGCCGACGCAGGCATGACACCGCCCGATCAAGTGCATCTTGACGGCAAGGTGCATCGCTTCCGTAGCGGAACCAAGGGCAAGGGCGCAGGCGACAAAACCGGCTGGTATGTGGCGTTTGGCGATGGCATTGCAGCCGGTCGATTCGGCTGTTGGCGCGCAGGCATAGAACAGACATGGCGCGCCGAGAGCGAGCGAGATTACAGCCCTGCAGAAGAGATGGCACTTGCTAGGCGCATGGCAGAGGCGCAGGCATTGCGCGATGCCGAGCGCAGGAAAAGCCAGGAGACGGCGGCAGATACAGTTGCAACCATCTGGGATGGGTGCACGCACGCCACGGCAGACCACCCATACCTTTCGCGGAAAAGCGTACAGCCGCACGGCTCGCGTGTGACAGGTGACGGGCGGCTGGTTGTGCCGCTGTATGGTGAGGATGGCTGTCTGTGTAGCTTGCAATATATCGCGCACGATGGATCCAAACTGTATCACGCAGGCGGTAAAACCAGCGGGGCGTTTTGGGTGCTGGGCGCGCTGGATAGCGCACAAGCTGTCTACATTGCCGAGGGGTTCGCCACAGCCGCCACGATCCATGAAGCCACGGGCGCGCCCTGTGTTGTTGCGTATTCAGCCAGTAATCTTGTGCCTGTGTCTGGATTTTGGCGCGAAAAAATGGGCGCGCTGTTTGATTTGGTCGTGGTTGCAGATCACGATACCAGCGGAACAGGGCAGAAGTACGCAGATCAATGCGCCGCGAAGTACGGCGCGCGTGTTGTGATGCCGCCAGAGCATGGCGATGTAAACGATTTTAAGGCCAACGGTGGTGATGTTGGTGCGCTACTTTCGCCATCAAAAGATAGCGACCCATGGCTAATCCCTGCCGATGATTTCTGCGCGCAGCCTGCGCCGATTAAGTGGCTGATCAAGGGGTGGTTGCAGCAAGATAGCTTGATAATGGTTCACGGCGCAAGCGGGGGCGGTAAAACTTTTGTTGTTCTGGATATGGTGATGAGTATCGCCAGTGGCGCCGCCGACTGGCACGGTAAAAAAATTCGAGGCGGTGATGTGGTGTATTTGGCGGGCGAAGGTCATGCAGGCTTGCGCGGGCGCGTGGCAGGCTGGAAGCAGGCGCGCGGCGTTAGCAAGCTGTCCATGTGGATTAGCCGCGCAGGGTGCGATCTGAACACCCCAGCGGGCTATCATCAGGCCGTCAGCGAGATAGCGCGGCTAGGCGTAAGGCCACGCATTATAGTAGTAGATACATTGCACCGTTTTCTGGCCGGCGACGAGAATAGCGCGCAGGACGCGAAAACCATGCTTGATGCTTGCTCGATGCTAATGCGGGAGTTCGGCTGCGCCGTGTTGCTAGTGCATCACACCGGCGTTAGCGATGAAGCGCAGCACAGGGCGCGTGGAAGCAGCGCATGGCGTGGCGCGCTGGATATAGAGATCAGCGTCAAGCCATCCAAGGACGATCAGCCTATCGAGCTTGTCCAGCGAAAGAGTAAAGACGCAGAGTGCGCCGATCCGCTCTTTTTTGGGCTGGTATCACAGCCTATAACCGGATGGTTTGACGAAGACGGCGAGCAAGTGACTACAGCGATTATAGAGCCGACACAGGCAGCGCCACAAAAAAGCAAGAAAGAGTCGAAGATAGCCGCGCACATAAAAGTGTTCACCAACGCATGGTGGGCTTCCGGTGCAGAGGTTCTGGATGGCCGCCCATATATCAGCAAGTCGGCGATGATGGCGCACTTGACTACCAGCATGGGGCTAACCGAATCATCCGCAAGAATGTATATCAAGCCATCAGTGAGCGGTAAGTTGATAGCTGACTTACTAACATCGGAGATTATCGCACCCCAGAATCACGGATGGGTTGTCATGGATAACGACACAGCCAGCGCACTTATGGTGCAAAAAAACGGCATGTAACTTTGGTAACTATGGTAACTATGTCCGGTAATTACCAGTTACCAAAAGGGGGGCAAAAAGGCGTAAATCTGGTAACAACGGTAACTACTACCCTTAGGGTAGTTACCAAAGTTACCATTACGACGCGCAGGAATTGTTACCGATTTTTAGTTACCGCAAAATAACCCTGAGAAAATTATGGCTATTGCAAAAACCAACAAACACCCATCCGAGCACATCGAGCAAGTCAGAGTCGTAACATGGTTCGACAGATGCCAGCCGACACTGCGCGGTAGGCTGATGGCAATACCGAACGGTGGACAGCGGAGCCTGGTCGTAGCCACCAAGCTCAAGGCCGAAGGCGTGCGGGCAGGCGTGCCGGATTTATTTCTGCCGGTTCCAGTCGGAGGAAGCCACGGCCTGTGGATCGAGATGAAGGCCACCGGCGGGCGCGTGAGCGACAAACAAAAAGACTGGCTAGACTATCTCGATAGCGTGGGGTACACTTGCAAAGTGTGCTTTGGCAGCGCCGAAGCAATCGAAACAATCGAAAAATATCTGGCAGGCGGCGGAAAGTGAGAGAGATCATCAGGGACATCAGCAGCGCAATAGGCGCACTGGAAGATCAAGGCATGGAGTGCTGTCTCAACATCGACTGGAT